GCTTGATACTGGCGCGGTCAAGTGTTGGATGGCTAACCGTCCGTCCGGCTACTCTGGCGAAGTCAGTTCAGGCGCGATAACTACGGGCCGCCTCTACCACATATTCCTCTTCCTTGCGTCGCTGCGCTCTCGATCGATAAAAGTCGTCGGCGTATTCCCTTAGCGCTGACTTGCTGCTCTGGCCGCCCCCGTAATCCTCGCCTTCCTCGACAATCGGCGCGCCGCTGTAACTCGTGGTCGCGTCAAAGCCGTTCAGCGTATAGGTGCCAACTTCCGCCGGCATCACATAATCATGCAGAAAGCCCGCATCGAAGCCTGTCAGCGTATATACGCCGGTCTCAGCGTTAAGTGAAATATCCGCACTCGTGGACGTCCCAGCATCAAAGCCAGTTAGGACGTAGCTTCCCGCTTCCGCGTCGAGCGCGCGATCGTAGATTGTCCCCGCTGCTGCACCGGTGAGGGTGTATGCGCCCACTTCAGCCGTAAGCAAGGAACTAACGAGCGTCGCCGCGTCTTGGCCTGTGAGCGTGTAGGATCCCGCCTCAGCCACGATGCGGACGTCATAGAGCGTGTTTGCGTCTTGCCCGGTGAGGGAATACGTCCCGATCTCAGCATTCAGCAAGGCTGAAATAGTGGTGGTGGCGTCAAACCCCGTCAGCGCATACGAACCGGCGTCAGCTGTAACGAGTCTGTCGTGCTCGGTATTGGCGTCGAATCCGGTTAGCGTGTAGCTGCCGGCGTCGGCCGTCATCGTGTGGTTTACCAGCGAAGAGCCAATCCAGCGATGGCGCTCGAACCCGAGCCAGGGATTCTTTTGCAGGAAGTCAGCTTTAGCCGAACCTACAGGGATAGCGTGATCCCAGACGCGCGCCATATAGTAATTAACGTCTGCGCAAGGGTCGTTATACGTTGAAGGCGTGCCAAGTGATATCGCGTAATCGAAGTTATCGCGAGTGAGCGGCCCGGACGTGGTCTGTGATGCGCCGTCCCAATGAACCGTTAGATTGTTGTTTTCGACCGATAGGAATATGTGGTAGAGGCGGCCCGTAGTTATCGCGCCTGAACTGACTTCGCCAGAGTAGCCGGACGGACGGTTAGCCATCCAACACTTGACCGCGCCAGTATCAAGCCAGATACCGATCCCGCTGTCATAGAAATCAGTCGTGTGCTTCCGTGCGATGATTGGGCCATTTCCCGACGAAGACGTATCGTTGAATCTGACTAAGATTTCCCAGGTGAAATCCTGAGACATATCGAAGCTGGGCGGCGTTGCTAGCTCTAGATCACTCTGCGGCGCGCCCGCTACCTCAGTAGCGAAACACCCGAATTCATCATGTCCCCAGCCAAACCCATCAGATAGCCCGGTTTCGCCGGGATACATCAAGTTTTCCGTGCCGGATCCGTCGCCTTGGTCGAATGGAACCCACGCGAGCTTGCATCCCTGAAGCAGTGGATTGTTTCTGTTAAACCGCCCTTTGTCGTGAACCTGCGGCTGACGGGTGAACGGCAGTGATTGCCGATAAGCCATTACAAACTAATGCCGTCTAACCGATAGTGAACCGTGAGTGTGGATGCGGTGTCGGTGCCGCCTGCGGTGTCGTCTGTATCTCGCACACGAGCACGCACACGGAACGTATGACAGCCCGTTACAAATAGGCTGCGCTCGGCAGGGTCGTCTGATTCGCGGTTAGACACCGAGATAATATGCCGCTCCGATTCGCCGTCGCTCTCGTACTCCGTGCCGTCTACAGACTTTTGAATCAACACGTCGCAATCTTCCGTCGGCGTTGTTTCAAAATCAGCATCGAGAATAACGTGACATCCTTCACCGGGGTTGAGCGTAATCTCCATATCGGAGCCGCCCTCTTGCACGGTCGAATAACTAGCGGTCAGCGTCAGCGCTGTTGAGTTGGTTTTAGTCCCCCAAGCCATGCTAGCCCCCTAAATTCTTGCGCACTTCGATCAAGTCGTCCATCCCGAGGCTGGGCGCTGCCTTTTCGGGTGGCCCCGCCTCTTCCAGCCGTGATTGGCCCTGTGATATGGCGGCGATTAGATCGGCTCGAATAGCTGTTTTGCCTTTCAGCATCCCCCACAACGCAACACGGGAAGGATTACCCGCAGCCATTGGAAACCCTGTATAGGCGTGCAAATTCAGCAGAGTAACGATTTCGGCTTGATTGGTGACGGTCGCCCATTCTGTAGGCTGACCCAAAAGAACGGCGTAGATAGTCCCACAGGGTACAGCGGCCAAATTCTTCGGCGTGCCGCTATCCTGGCACCAAGTCAGCAGCGGTCCGTTTTTGACCGTCGGCCAATTCGGGTGCGTCTGAATCAGATTGGCAACTTGCTTGAAGTAACGCATTTAGCGGTTACCCCCGGTTATTTTGGGGGGAATCCATGTAACGAGCACACCGGGAAATCTCACGGCGGGCTTCCGCCAGCTCGTCGATTCGCGCCATTGCCTGCTCATTCAAAGCGTCTTTCTTGGCCTTCAGCTTCTCCCGCTTGAGTTCAATCTCTCTCATCTCAGCGAGTAGTGGTTCGCGCTCCGACAGAATCTCCGCTTCGATCTTGCGGAATGCTTCCATCCGTGCCCAAACCTCTGGGTATTTGTCTCTGTTGTGTTCCATGCCTGCCCCCTTATGCCAGCGTCAGCCAAGACGCGCCAAAATCGACCGTGAACGATTCCCCGTCAGCCAGGGTAACCGAACTGCCGTGGTCGTAGTAGCCAAGCAAGCGGTCACTCGCGTTTGTGTTGTTATAGGCGACGATGTACCTGAAGGGGCCGATAGTGCCCCCTGAAGCCGTCCAAACAACATCTGTGGCGGTCAACGTGGCAGTGCCTGCCGATTCGGACCAAGCATTAGCGGTGTCTTGCCCGCCCGCTGTGTAGCCGTTCCCCGCCGAGATTTCGGTGATATCGGTTAGAACGGTGTTGGTCGCAGCCGGTGCCGTGTTCGTCAACACCAAGTGGATTGCGTCGGTATTAAGGTTGTGCTCTTCCAGCCCCAACCGTTCGACGAAATCCTGAAATTTATTCCACGTTGCCATAAACGTTTACCTATCGATGGTGAGCGCCGCCAGCGCTATGGGTTCCGAGCTATTGGAGATGTCCGCTACCGGATGGCCGTCGATCAAAATCCGCATCTCGAATTGCCCGGTGTGCGTGTTGAATGAAACCTGAATATCGAAAGTCTCGGGTGGATTCGTATCACCGAATGTTTTGGTAGCGATATTACTCCAGCCGCCCCGATTGCCGCTCGTGTCGTAAGCCAGCATCCGATACTCTATCGTGACATCCCCGCCGTCTGGGTAACTTTGGGTGATATTCAATTCTGTTTCACTCGCCCCGATATCCGCTATTTCGGTCCAGTTCCCACCGGGAAGCCGGCTTTCAAGGATGTAACCGCCCGCATCCGTGTATGCCGTCCCATCGACGTTTGTAGTCGGAGGAACCCAACTTATAAAGGCTGGTCCCTCAGCAGCGTAAGCAGCGCCCCACGGGCCTGCCAGAAAGACAGCAACGATAAAAGGAAGAATGAATTTGAATGATTTCACTGAGCTAACCCCACTAAGTAGTCCCACAGGTCGAGCGCGGTGTATTCGTAATACCCAAGAATATTACCGATAAACGTCGCGCCGATGATCTGCACAAATCGATTCTTGAGTTTTTCGCCGAGCGGCGTTTTGAGAATCCAGTTAATCATTTGGTTAACCTCCGATCGGGTCGAGCCTCAAGCCCTTGAGATTGCCGGCCCCATCTCTTCGCAATGTCACCTCGTAAGGGACGGGGGCGGTGCCTTGTACTTGCACGGGGGATTCTACCACCACGTTAGGCGATGGCAATTCCCGGTCACCCATGCCCCTCACAGCCTCGATTAGCACTTTGAGCAACGGTGACACCGTGTCAGCCTGCTTCTGTGGCTGCAATTTCTCCACCGCAGCGATAAGCGCCTTAATCAAACTGGCATTATCTACCACTTGGGGTTTGGCACTGGCAATATCCGCCATGACCTTCTGAAGCCCAGCAAATACGGCCGAATAGTCCGGTTCGGGCTTCTGCGCAAGGGACAAAATACCCTTCTGAAGCTCATTGAACCCCCGGAGAGCTTCCATACTGACATCTAGCGCGCGATCCCGATCGTCCGGCGGGGGCATAATCTCCCGCATGAAATCCTCGACTTGAGAATCACTCAGATTTTCTTTAACGGTGATTGTCTTACCGTTTTTAAGCTTAATGTCAGTGGACATTGGCCACCCTTCCTAAATTCTGATCGTAAAACACTGTCCGCGCCTTCTCGGCCACTTCCAGCTTGGCTAAATTGCCCTTTATCTTTTCGGTGCCAGTCTCTTCAACGATCTTGGCCGCTTCGGCGCGCTTCTTCTCAGCGCTCGCGACCTTATCGAAGCTGGCAGCCTGCAGATTCTGCGCTTCGGCTAACAGCTGCTTAGCTGTGGCTTCTACCAGTTTCTTTTCTGGGTCGTTCTGGGCCTGCTGCCGGCGCTGCTTAACCATTTTTTCCTCTTCGGGGGTTTCCGGCTCTACCAATCCAGACATCACCATTTGACGCCGAGCAAGCTTTTTGATCGGATCCAAACCAGTGCCGGACATATTGTCGAACAATATCTGCATGAGGGGCGCGCGATACTCGGGTTGCAATTGGGGGTTATCCACTAGCCGTTCGATCGTCTCGACCGTCGCCTCTCTCTGGGATTCATACTGCGGCCCTACCTCGACGTCTACCTCATACTTCCCTTTGCTCAGGTCGTTTACCTGAACCATACGAGCCGCTTTCGGGTCCAGCTGGTGCGCGTTCAGATGAACCAGTGAAGCGGTTCCATCCTCCGCCCTGGCACGTTTCAACCGCTTCTCGACGTAGACCTCAGCCGCCATCGACCGATAAATGCGCCCTGAATGCTTAATAGCGGCGATGATGTTCTGGGTTATGGGAATCGTGTTCATGTTCTCCCGGCTGCGCAGAGCATTGATTGCCTTGCCGCTTACGCTCGGGTCGAGGGTGTCTTGAGGTGCGCCGCCGGTCACTTGCTGCGTGTAGTTGGTGACGATTTCGGCCATTGCCGCCGTGTTCGGGTCGATCTGCGTCGGCTGCAAATACTCGGTCGGCTTGAGCATTCGGTTACCGTTCTGGTCAATGATGGGATTCTTCAGAAGATAGGCTTTGTTTGTCTTGTCGGACCAAACACCGCTCAAGCCCTTGATTTCATCGCGATCGAATATCGGGATATTGTCGCCGCTGGACGCACTCGCCTCGATCATCCGGGAAGCTGTCGCATTGAAGACGCGGTTAGCGTCCTTCAGCTTGCGGACAAGCCCGTAGTAGGTTTCCAGCCCGTCAACGAAGTTTCGATAGCCGTACATCGACACAACCGGGATGTATTTCCCCGGTATCCGACGGGGTTTCTCAATCCACGAATCGCCCGTGAAGCGCGATTTCATTATGTTTCGAGCCATCCGGGGGCGGCTTCTGACGTATCGATAACCCAAAAACTTCAGCTCCTGCGCCATTTCCTTGGATTGCTCTTCGCTCAGCCGTTCGATACCGCGTTGCGGATGTTCCCATATTTCCATTTGCTCGCGCTTCTCTTCGACGTGGAAGCGCTCTGCGACGTAAATCTGCTTACGATTGACCCACTGAATCCCATAGTTGCCGTGATGATTGGCGGGAGAGGGAACGCTTACAGGGTCCAAATCAGGAAAAGCACGCTCAAACGCCTCAGCGGTGTAAACGTGCAACAGCGTGCAGTGTGCCGCGTCTGCCTTGTCGATGCGCTTCGCGTTGCTGTCCCACAGAACGTGATTAAACGCATTGTGAAGCGGCTCGAAGGCGATTTCCTGCTGATCGTTCTCCAAATCTTCCTCATCTTCAAACCGCGAGAAGAGTAGAAACGCCCCGGTTCCACAGTGTGCCAGCTCTAAAACCGCATTGTCTTGCGAGAGCGAGCCATCATTGTCTTGGAAGTCTGCCCGATAGACAGAATTGAGTAGGTCTGCGTCATCGTCCGTGGTGGCTTCGTCGTCCGGGGTGAAGGTGACGTTAACCCGATTCTGGGTCCACTCTCCATTGAACCGCTGGACATAGTTGGACGTGATATCCAGTTCTAGCCGTGCTCGGCTGCTTTCTTCTCCGTGAGTCCGTTCAAGATAGCCTTCCCACATGCCGCCCTTCACCGAGCAAAAACGCATATCCTCGTTTGCTTGCTCGCGCTGTCGGTAGGTGGTGAGGTAGTCCCGGCTTGCATCTTCCTTGAAGTCCTGCAAATCGGTGTCGAAGTCAGTATCGCTCATGTTTGGCCCGTCAGTTAGGCTAACCCGCTGCGGCATTATACATCACGAGAAGGCCGTCACCAGCGGGGGGATTTCCTCGTAATCGTCTAATTGCTGCTTATTCGGGGGTTCGGGGCAGACTATACCCATCATCGTACTGTCTGCAAGGTTCGGTGAGGGAATCTTGAACTTGGTCTTCATCTCTCGTTTGTCCATGATCTGAAACAATCCATTGCTGTTGTATTTCCGGGGGATGCGGCTTAGTTCGGTCTGAAGCTGGTCCAGCGCCTCACACTCTGAAGAGATGCTGATCATATCCTCCGGGCTAAAATACTCCCCTTTGGTGATCGCTCGGTAAGTGTTGTAGATCCGATCCCGGAGATAGGCGTAATACTGCGCTCTTCGATTCTTGAAGTTGTCCTTGTTGGTTGAATTCCGTTTCCGGTCGCTGAGCTGGCCTTGGTATATCTCACCGGGATTGATCACGCCCAAGCTACCCCTGAAGCCCTCGTAATCCATCCGCTTACCCTGGAGCGCGGTCTTGACCTGCCGACGCAACGCCGCGCCCATTCCGTCCTCATCATAGATAAACCAATCACAGCCGTTGTCGATCGCCAGCTCCAAAGCCCAATCGCAGCCATCATTCACATCTGGGATAGTACTCTCCAGCACATTCAGCACGATCGGTCCCTGCCGAATCGTCAAGCCTTTGGCGTCGCCGGCGTCCGATGGGTCAAACGAAGCAATCTTCGCCCCGATCGGTTCCATCTTATACGGGAGCTTCAAGTGAGCATCGATACAGGCTTCCACCCACTCCGCCTTGATGATCGCGCCCTCGATCGTGTCTCGATACTGCCCCTCCCAAATATGGTTGTATTCGGCCCGCTCCAGATTGTTGTAATCATCTGACCGCTCTTGCTCCAGCTCAGGGGGAAACCAAGGATTGTCGCGCCAATTCATCTCGACAATCATGCACATTTCGTCTTCATAGAACCCTTTGCGAGCTAGATCCTTCTCTGCCCTGGCTAGGTAGCGCTTCGCTATGGCATCCGATCGGCTGCCCCGGTTCATCGTGATCCATATCTCCGGGGGTTGGCCCTCTCCGGTATTGGCTGCCGCTGTTGATCGAATCGAGGGGGTGAGAACTTTCAGACTGTCATCGCTGACTGACTCGCCTTCCTCTATCCACAGACGATTGACGCCAGCCAGGGATTTCAGAGAGGTAATGTTTTTGGCTAAGCCCTTGTAGAAAAGACGTCCGCCGGATGCGTGTTTGATCTGGGTATTGGTGACGCTGTAGCCACCAGCCCCCAAGCGCTGTATTTCTTCCTTCAGCGTCTCGTGGACTGATTCTTCAATGGAGTTCTGGAATTCACGTGCGCAACAGATGCGCTCGCCTTGGTCGGCAAACATCAACATGACGTCGCCGACACCGATAGATTTCTGAGAGCCGCGCCCGCCTACGGCTATCTTGATACGCTTGGGCTTCGATGTCAGCCACCAAAGCCGCTCGGTTATTTGTAGTTCAATATCTGGCACGCGCTAAGTTTAGCGCAAATGAACATATTTTCCCTTCAATCCGCAGCCCTTCAGCTGTGTTGCGTTATCTTCGCCGTAAGCCACCAGAACAGAAGGGCCGCCGCTATTCGCATTGGCAATCGTGCCGTCCACGTGGTGGAAATAGAGTCGACCCTCAAGAAATAACAGTCCGTCGGCTCGATTCCATATCTGATTGAAGAAGAATTGCGTTTCCGTCCGAGCGAATACAAGCGCCACCCCGTCGCCGTGATCTGCCAGCTTAGCCAGCCAGAATTCAATCTGGTATCGGTTGTAAGGCGGATTCAGCCACACTCGGCCTTGCCATTCCTTGTGCAGCCCGTTGTCGATAATGCTGAATGCATTGGCCGCTATCTGCCAGGGCGGCTCTATCGGGGCGCACGGATCCAAGTCAAACGGCCCAAGCGCGTCGGTTATCCAGCGCGGCGTTATCCATTCATCCTTTTCGCCAATCGCTGTCGTGTGTCCGCCGATAGCCACGATCAGAAGTCCGACAGATCGCCGATGCAATCGCTAACCCCGCCGCCCGTTGCCGCATCTACGGCAGCGACTACAGCCACAGTCGTTACAATGTCGTCCTCGACATCCCCTGTTCGCCGTGGCGGGACGTGCTCGGGCACGTAAGGCCGAGACTTCAGCCGGTTCAAATATTTTATTCGCCGGTTGATCATTATCTGTTCCAAGCAAACCAAACCGACAATCAGCGCTATCGGCAAGCTAAGCAAAAGCAGCGGAATTGCCATCGAATACCAACCATCATCACCCATTGATTTACCCTCTGTAGTTGATTGTTAACAGCTCACCCACCGAAACCTAGTAGGCCGGCGTTGCTTGCGCTTCTTCCCTCCCTGCTGGTCGTGTAGCTGCGTCCAGTTCAGATTAGGATCGCCCTTCTCTTCGCCGCCCAAGGCTTTGAGTGCAGCTGCTGAAAGCTCTTTGTACTCGTCAATATAAACTTTCTGCATCGTTCCGTGATCGCCGTTGAATTGCTTTTCCCAGCCCGCAGATCCAGCCGTGGACACATACAGAAGATTTAACCGACTCTTGCCTCTGCGACTCAGAAGAAAGGCCCGAATAGCCGGCGACACTTCCTCTATGTCCTCGTAGTCGAACGTCGCGTGTATATCGTTCATTTGAAACCGCCGTCTCTGAATTTCTGCAATACCCTTTTCGCTTCTTTAACCTGAATTATCTCGCCACCCACGAACCTTGACGGCTCCACGCCCATCTCGTGCGCAGCGTTAAATATTGGTTCTGGTGATAATGCCCGCTCCAGCTCATCGAAACATGCGATACATTCTCCGATCTTGGCTGAATACAAGTCGAAATAGCGCTCTGGGTTTGCCAGCATCTGCACGCGCTTTGTCTCGATCATTGACCGAAGGCGCGCTAATGCTTGCATTTGATCATCTGTCATTCCGGCGTCTCATGCTTCCCGCCCGCCGTCTTCACCGGCTGCACCGTCCAGCGATTCGTTACATCCATGCTCGCGTTTAACTCCACTTCCTGCTGATCCTTCAGTCCCAAATCCCTTGAAATGATGTTTCCATTCAGCAAATCAGCCGCTGCGCCCTCGAACTTCTGAGTGTAAAGAATCTGTTCCACTTGGGCTATGACGCCCGCAAAGCCTTCTCGCTTTTTGAACTCGTCCCAAGTGGTTCGGCCTATCCCGACATAGATGCAAAGCCCGCCTATCGTCATGGCCCGCATTTTGGGAATGGTCTTTGTATCGGCGTTAGCGAATGCCTTGGATTCGTAAAGTGGGTTTTCCTCTACCCATTGAAAGTATTGATAACAAGCGTCTAGCAGGTCTTCAGGTTTTTCAAATATGGGGTTGCGACCGTGTGTCGATCGCTGCTTCCAGAATTCATTACCTTTAGGTGCTGGCATGGTTAAGCCCTTCAAACGGATTCACGCCAACATTGTAGCTTTTCTGTAGCCAGCTGCTATACGACTCGGCAGGGGTTTTCCCAATCCCGATAATTACCCACGCCGAAACAAGGAGGTCCGACATATCCACGTTGTAGCTGCATCTGTAATTCCCTTTGTGCATTCGGATTAAGGGCTTATGATGGCTCATCCCTCCATCACCCTATCGACTATCTGGACTATTTCCAGCCGGTTATGCTCCCTCTCCCTCCCCGCCGTTTCTTCGTAGTGAATACGCATCGCCTGCTCGAAATAATCGCGCTCTTCTTTTGTGAAGGGGGTATAGGGCGCGTCGGGTATGCGATAAATCGACTCTCCATCGAGCGCCGCACTCTCTATTCCAGTACTGGCATTTTCTGCCACCTTGGTAGATTCTGCCACTTTGGTAATTTTTACCAGTCCGAGCGCTGCTAAAGCCCCAGTGATTCGCTGGATAAATGCTCGCCTGTTCATGCCATTTCAACCACGATTTCATCTTGATCTGACAAATATTTCTGGTCCAACCAATGCACTCTTTCAGGAAAAACGCCGTTTCGATCTTCAAGGGTCACGCAACTTTTAACGTTTAGCGACCCTCGCGCCGTCACACTGACGTTTTCCGCCATATCGACCACGAGCTTTTCATAGCTTTCGATTTTGGCGATCGTCGGGACGGTTTTCTCGTAAATCTGAGTAATTCCAAGGCTGTTTGTAGCCTCGAATCTGACGCGACAAACGAAGTCCCACAGAGAATGGCGCGGCACAATCTGTTGTGGATCGAAGATAGGCGTTTGATGGATGTCGAGGAATTGCGGGGCAATCTCACGAACCGGCATCAAAACACCGCTGGACACAATCCCCGGCGCAGCAACTATGCCGGATCCAATGCCCACCATTTTTAGAAAGTTTCTTCGGTTCATTTCGCTACCCCTGGAATTTTGAATACTCGGACCTTTCCGCCCGTATACATATCTCGCTTGGCTGCCATCTTCACAGCCTCAACTGCATTCGCCCCCATATCCATTGCTGTATAAGCGAATCTCGAACCGCTGCCTGTGGCGAAAGGTCTGTCGAAAGGTACCACGTCGATAAGTGCGGCCTGCTCCCCCTCTTCGCCGGCCATGCACTCTTGCAAAACCTCACCGGTCCACACAAGAGCGACCACATCGCATTTATAAGGGATTCGCCGCCCGTCCTCGTAAGCAGCAACAAAATCAACGAAATCGCTAGTTGGCCCGCTTAGAAAGAATTCTTTCCCCCTCACCGAAAGGCGTTTTTCTACATCATCAGAGTTAATTAGCCCGCTTCCAGGCTTACAGCTCCTGGAATCGTAAGCGATAACACCGTCTTTATAGGCGATTGTTGTCAATTTATAACCCCTGGTTAAATTTGCTTTGTTCCTGGGATACCGGCCGCGTTTTGGTTACGTCCTTCGGTAGCGAGCCGAGACTGTCTAACCTACTTTGCGGAAGCGGCCTTGACTAGTAGTTACCGCTCTCGATGTCCAGTCCCAGGACAAAACAAACTTAGAAAGGCTTCCCCACCGCCCGACGCACTCACGAAATTGCGCACAAAATGAAAGGTCGCGAATGCCCCGCCTTAAACCGACGGCGGGAAGCCTAAATTTGCTTTGGTGGCGAAGGCCCGAATAGACAGAGAACTGTTCCTATTCAACCCCCACCGCGCGAATTGCCGCTAAACAACCCGGTGAACGATGACAGCCAGATGGCAGAGCCTAGGTTTTACAACCACCAAGACCAACGCCCCGAAGCAAACTTTAGGAAAGTATACTTGCTACACCCAAGTTTTTGCAACGTTTATTTTACGTTTAGAGAAAATAGTTTCATCTGCGTCGGTGGACGTGATGTAAATAAACCATTGGCCGACGCTAAGTCCGGCGGTTTCTGTGGGGGTGACGACGGCAGAGTAATTGCCCTGCGTGCTGCTGGTGATGGTTAAATTCCGGTTCACGGCCGGCGTATCGCCGGGGTGCTGCATGATTTTCATATTCACCGTGAAGTTTTGCAGCGCTTCACCCGAAATCTGGAAAGTAAAGGGGTAACTTTGGCCCTGGACGACTATTTCACTCATTGGAAGGTAAAAACATCTGTGGGAAAGTCGATTTGAAAGCTTGAACCGTCTGCCACGGTGAGGCTGGAGCCGTAATCATACCACCCCATCAAGCCATCGCTGGAATGAGATTCATTGAAGAATACAGCGTATCGGAAAGGCCCGATACTCCCACCGCTCGCGGTGACCGTGATATCAGTTCCGTTTATCCGAACCTGACCGCTTACGACAGTTCTAACAGCGGCCATATCTATGCCGCCGGCTGTGTATCCGTTTCCGGTGGATAGCTCGGTGATGTCCGTCTTGACTGAATTGGTCGCGACGGGAGCCACAGCCGTAAGAAAGACTTTGATTGTGGCCGAGCTTAGGTCGTGATTGCCCTGCGTCAGCTCGTCCGCGAAAGCGTTGAATTTGTTCCAAACTGCCATTTGCTCACCTTTTGAAGCGCGTTTTGCGCCGCGTGCTAGTTATCGTCGGGTTTCTCACCGTGAGGGATACCACACCCACACCGGAGTTTTCATTCACTGAGAGCGCCGCATCTGCCCCCGAGAATGTGTAAGACGCCGCCTCCGCATCCAGCACCGCGCTAGCTATCAAGCTCGTAGCTTGGCCCGTGAAATTATACGCGCCTTGGTCGGCGGATAGGATAAAAAGCTCTTGTAACGTCGCGTCTTTGCCGCTAAATGTATAAGCCCCTTGTCCTGCGGATAGGGTAAACGTCGGGGATTGGTCGTAAATCAGCTGAGCTTGATCAGCGTAAACCACAGAACCTGTCCCGGCGTCGTCATAGATTCTCAAGTCCCAATCACCCGCCGTTTCAGCAGACGAGAGAGTAAACACCGTCTTGAATGTGTTGGTATTGGTCGTCTGATCGACTGTCGCGCTTGAGTGCTCTACGTTGTCTTTGAAGATCTTCACCCGAGCGTTTGTGAGGCCGTCCGTTGCCGCTGCCGCTGGAAACAGAACGTTGAATGTCGCCGTACCGAAAGCCGGAACGGAGCCGAAATCGAACGTTGCAACATCTCCACTTCCATTGTCAGCCGTGGAACGCGCGTCAGCCGCCGAAGAAGGGGCGATCGATATAACCCCCATGCAACGCCGCGCACCGCTGGAAGGCGTCCCACCGATCGTCTGAGAGCCGGCCGTCGCCTTCTCCAGATACGCCGCCGTCTTACCCATACCCGACGCGCCATCGTCGTAGATTTCCGTCTCTGAATTATCCCAGGTGGTCGTGACAGGGTTGTGGCTCACAATCGCAGCGATAATCAATGCATTGTCAGCGACTGTGGTAATGCTGGTGCTTAGCGCGGTGGAATTGCTGCTACTTCCTGTCGTGTCGGTCGCTGTCGCCTCTGGCGCGCCCGTGGTGGCCCCCGTGAGCAATATCATTGCTACGTCTTGGTTTGCCACAGTTCCGTCGAACGTCCAAGCCAGCACGCCAGCCTGAGCGCCTGAAATATCCACGTAATACCAATCTTGTTCGACGTCGGCATTGCTTGAGCTGGTGGTCGCCAAGCTCGCCCCGGCGATACGCTCCCCGGTGATATCCACACTATCGAGGGTCAGTGTTGCAATTCCCCTATCCGCATCGGTCGCGTCTTCCCGCGTAACGATCACAATCGCCTTGGTGATACTTGCGCCGATGGCCAGCGTTAACGTCCCGCTACTGCCCCCGCCTTGCGTGTAGCGCCCGTGTGAATCCACAGACGGCGGGGAACTCAGGTCAGCCCAGCCGGCCGTATCCGAATAGCCCGCGTCGTTATCGTCTACCGTTATTGTCGTGGTGGTGTTTTCGTTGTAGTCGATTTGCGCCTGATCGGCGTAAACATACGTCCCGGTCCCGGTATCCAATACCCGAATGTCCCAATTCGCTGCCCCCTGGTTCGCGATCGTGGCTACAGTCTTGAACGTGCCCGTGCTGGTGGTTTGATCGATCGTATAGGAATTGAAGAGCGCCCCGTTTTTGTAAATCTCGATCGCGGCGTCTGTGCTGCCATCGTTGGCGGCCTCAGTAGGAAAGGCGAGCTTAAAGTCCGCAGTGCTAAAAGCGGGAATGCTATCGAAGTCGAAGTTCGCGTAATCCCCTGATTCATCCGCCGCAATACGCCGCGCATCCGATCCAGCACCCCCGGACGGAGCAATCTCGATCGCGAGCGCCGCCCGCCGATTGTTCGCTGAAGGCGTCCCCCCAATATCGAACGTATCCCCGGCCGAGATGTTCGATATTTTCGCCAATGCCTTACTAAAGCCGTTTGTAAGATCGTCAAAAAGTTCTGTCTCCCCGTGGTCCCAAGTCGTACTTGCTGAAATGTTCTGCCCCGCGATCACGACAAACGCTTCTGAGTCGTCAAAACTCGCGGTGAATTGGATGTCGAGCGGCGTTTGATCGTTGCTAGATCCTGTCGTAGCCGTCCCCACCGTGATAACGGCCTGACTGTTGGTGCCGTCGATAATAAAGAAACTGACGTTCTGCCCGCTCCCCGCCGCCAAGGTGATGGCGACTGCGCCCGTGTCCGCCCCAGTATATTCATACTCCCAAGCTTGCAAAGAGACGTCATCATTGCTCGCTGAAGTGGATTGAATCAGGCTCCCTGCCTTGGCCGTCATCGCGTTACCGTCCGTTGTAACGCCGCTCACGACGAGATTTGCGTCTACGTTGTCTTCGACCATCGTGATCACGGTTCGGCGTACAGCGCCGCTTACCGCCGTCGTGCCGGTCAATCCGTGGTGCAGTGCCGCAGCCGTGCTCAGCGTTACCCCGGCGGGCATATCCTCCCAAGTGCCAGTTTCCGAATACTCGGTGTCGTTATCGTCAACCGTGACCACACTGGTAACAGGTGGTGTAACCGTTCCAGAACCCAGCCACGCGGAAAAGTCGCCGTTATCCCAACCGCTTGGCGGGTCCGCACCATCTACGCGCGCGCGAATGTCCGGCTGTGCCTGTGATTCCCAATCCGATCGGCCTAACGAATCGTCTTTGACAGTGACAAACACATAGGGGGCTTCAATGCTCCAGTTCGGCCAATCTCCTTCATCAGTTGGGTAATTGCTCGCCGGGGTTGTGAAGCCGTCAGCCGGGAGCCGGCCAAAATGTATCCTGTCGCCCACGGTGTACCAGTTATTAACGCCACTCGTGGAACCATCCCCCCTGCGTTCTACCTGCGTCATAATCGCGACGGGAAGCTCTGTACGGTGCTGGTATTTGAAATACTGAAGGCCGATTTCGACGCCGTTTAGTATTTCCTGCGTATTCAGATTGGCGTTTGTCGGGTCCGTGTCCGGCCCACAGATGCCCATTCCTTGAGACAGAACGTTATTCATCACGAGAGCGCGGTCGGACTTGTCCCCGCCTGAGACGAAATTCACCCCCGCCATATACATATAACCGCTGGGATTGTGGAGATTGAACCCGTGCGTGCAAACGTCGTTATAGCCCTGGATAAAGCTGGTGGCGTCGTAATCCCCCACTTCGGACTTGTCACCTAGCCCGTGTGCGGTTTCCCACATCAACATCCCGAAATACTGGCTTGGGTAAGTGGTGATTGAGTAGTTAGCCAAGGCCGTTTGCATGGCGTTGACCTGATCGACCACGAGAGAGCGCCCCAAGGCGACCGTGAAGCCCTTTCGGACGCTGGTATTCCCGCTAAGAGAAATGTGATTCCCGCCGTATCCCGAGCCACCCCCATAGGTGCCGTGGTCGTTTTTGATGAAATTAGGGGTTTTCCCGGCCTGTGTGGCACTGGTGGAAAAGGTATTACCGAAGAGTAGAAAGCCGAACTTCAAGCCGGATCCCCACGCATCCAATGCGGTAACGATCGTATCGACCAGGGAATTGTCGAAGGTATCAAGGCCCGTGTGGTATCCGTCCCAATCGAGTTTGACGATTACGCCCTCAAGATCGGGATTCAGTACGCCGTTATTCGTCTGATCATTCAGCGCTTTGTTAATCGCGCTGGTAATCTCGGCCGAGCTGCCGACAGCCTGAGTAGTCGCGTATATCCCCGGCGGGCAGTAGGTAGAATTAATTTTCTGGGCGGCGACCGCCATTGCTTAGCCCTCGCGGCTCATACTGCCTTTTATCTCGTGTAGAACCTCCGTCATTCTTGTTTGGGTTTCCAATTGGCGCTCCATGCCATCGGCTAACCTATCCAATGCGCCAGTATTTTTATCTAGCGCCCCTGTAAAGTTTTCCACCATTATTTTTTGAGAGTCCGTGAAGTTTCCGGCTATCTCTTTCTGGGTTTTCGCGAATCTATCATTTGTTTCTGTCCGCTCTTCATTATTGCGACGCATATTGTAAATCAATAGGCCACAAGCTATCCCGAAAGCCAAGGCCGGGAAGCCGTAGGGCGCGAGCGCTTCAAGAATTGCTTCCATTAGCCAGCCTGAGTTATCGGAATCGCGTAAAACCCCACAAAAGCCCACACGCCAGCTTGCCCCACCCAAGCAGCAAGCCACCACCTTCCAAAGATTTCGTACAGAAAGCCGCGCATGAATAGCCCCGTGCCAATGATCATTAACGCCACCACGGGCAATAGTATGTCCGCTTGAGACCACAGTATATCCGCTTTCGTATGCTCACCGATACCGCGCAAGTATCTAGCAACGGTCCAATACATTCTGTGGATAAATACCGCGACGCCCTCGATAAACTGCCCGAGAACGAAATAGAAGGAGTCTGTATTTAGGCGATCGCGCCTAGTGACAAGGATAATCCCGCAGACGACAGCCACAAAAAGGCCCGCCATAGCCCACGGGAGATTATAAGAAAGGGTTACTTGCTCGACAGTCATAGCCACGCGACCAAAATACCGGCCACATGGCCAACCGGATTATAGTTTCAAAAATGAAATGGGTCTATTTTCTATCAGGATTACCGCCGGCGAACAGCAAACAGCCGAAAATTAGAAAGAATATCGACATCACAAACCAAATCATTAGAAATTCAATCATTACTCACTCCCGTTGCTTTAGGGTGTTTGGGGTTGCTTCATTCTTCGCTTGACTTTGTGGGGTCAACCCACCAATGAGCATTGTAGTTCCTACTAAACTCAGCCCCACACCACATGACGCTGACAACTTCATAATCGCCGCTGACTTTTTCAGGCTGTTCATTTTTGGATGCAGCGAGAACAGTTAAGCATTCGCCCATGTCTGCCATTTTGGTTCTGAACCGCTCCCCTTTGCTGTTGTCGTCGTGAATGATCACATACAAATAAATTTGATCAGCACTGGCGGGCAGTGCTATCAGCGAAAAAATCAGTAACCAGTATTTCATCTTCTACCCCTCTTGTTCCTGATTAATGTCATCGCGCGCTTGATCCCACATCCCAAGTAGATGGCTTACTCGGTCATCATATGCTGGTGGCATTAAATCCCGGGTCAATCTCAGGTATTCATAGAATACGTTTTCCATAACCTGCAATCGCCTTTCTAATTGGTCTTGTGTCATCACTCTTGTTCCTGTGCTTGATCGGCGCGGCGGCGCATTACGATTCGCCCTGCGGCTGAATTGAAGTCGTGATCAATGCCAGTTTCGTTGGTTAATCGGTCGGCCATTTTCTCGGCTTCCGCTACGGAAATTGGATATATCCCGACAACCTCACCATTCCGGTAAATGTCATCATCGCAACGTTTCGGGTCGCGCACCCACGGCTTTAGCTCTTGGTCGGTGTTACTAATGGCTCTTCTCCTTCAAGTTCCCAGGGGTCAGCGTTTTCCGCCGCACACAAATCATGCCGAATACACCAAGGCGCGTCGCACGGATGGCCGGTGCATGGACAAAGACGCAGCGGCACCAAACACTTTTTGACCTGCTCTATGTAAAACGCTTCGCCTGCTTCTCTGGCGGCTTTATCACTCGGGTATTCAGGTTCACCAGCATCGAATGGCGGCGCATCAAACGTCCAGCAAGTCACGCCGTCATCCTCGAAAAGTGCTTGCTTTTCGTACACGTCGATTTGTGGCGGCGCGATGGTGAATAGTTCTGTGCTCATTGGCCATTTATCCTTGCCGAACTTTGCGAAAGTAAAAGTTGGGCTTTGAGGTTACGGCCTCTTTGTAGAGAGACCACATATCGTCCCATGCGGCGCGCTGGGTATCTCCGCAGCCTGTAACTCCCATGCGGCGACACCACCATTGACCGTTCCAATATCTCATACGCGCTTTAATCATCGTGCTCGCATTCCTGCTGCGCTACTTGACGCCGAATTTCGGTATTCATTCGAGCCAGCGTTGCGGCATCCGCAAGGCCTGCGCTGATCTTCGCTGCGTTATCTTCGCTCAAGTCCTGATCCCCTGGACTGGTAGTGCGGCGGGCTTCGTCTAAGTCTGTTGGGGGTTCGGGGAGGGGTCCGAACCATTTGCAATCAGGAAGCTTTGCAATAGCGATAAAATCGGTGCCGCCGTATACGGTTGTTGTCGTGATGGCTAAGTATTTGTGCCCTGGTCTGATACCAACTTGTTTAACTTCCATTCCGTTGAATTCAGGATCAATCAACCAATACCAGCCGGGTTCGGTTATTTCACTGCTAGGCCGCCAGCCCTCCCGCGTGGTGCCTGTAACCAAAGGGTGTGATTTATCGACCTGCCTATGGGACGGAAGCGGGTCGATAGTGTCAAACACAGCCTCGCCTTGCCTTAGTGATTCGACGTGTTGGTCAACGGCTGCCTGCATTATCTTGCGAAAAACAGTGGTCGGAACATCTATTTCTATACCGTCTTTCCACTGCTCATAGGTGAGCGCCGCCCGCGCTTCGCTTTCGGGCGCAGTACAGTTGTAGAGGATCGCAATTAAGTCCTCATCACTCAGCGCCGCTACTGCGTTTTGTTTATTCATCGCTAAATAGTCCGTTGTAGATGTTGATCGCGGCAGTCATTTCCATTGTTGTAATTGTGTCTTCTCGATCCCTTCGTCGAACACGAATAAAGTATGTGCCATCAATCGGCCTATACTTCAAATCCTTTGCGAATTTGGTTTCGCCGCAAGCCATCGACGCCAGAACAATCTTGGCTTTCAGCGCATCACGAACATCATCCACCGTGATTATGTGTGGTCGTCTCATCACTCATCCCCCATTAGCTGTAGGGTGGTCATTCAAGAAGCCCATTGGCTTGCATTCTCGCTGTGTCCAGTTCATGCCATTTGATAGTCTCGCCGCCAATCGAAATACCGCCCGCACCAACTATGACTCGAACCTCTAAGCCTGGAGCGCAATGTTCGTCAGGCACAAATAACGTCCAATGTTGAAAGCCCATTCCATCGCGTCCGTCTTTCCTTAGCTCTGATTCATTTCTATTCATCACTTTCTCCAGTTAATAAGGGTGGCAGTGGCGGGCCGTTACCCCCGCGCGAGGTTGTGGAGTGACCTCTCTCCCGAGCGGCCCCTTCTCAAAGCACGGGAGGGGCTTCGCAGTCTGTTTATACTCAGAACTTCCCGCCGCTGAAATCCGGCGCGTATTTTCCGTGTTTTTGCGTGTCTCCGAGTTCCACGCCGCACTGCCTGCGCGGTTAGTTATCCTCTCCCGCGCGAGAGTTTGGTGGCAGCAGAGGGAATCGAACCCTCCTTCGCTATAGCTATTCACGGTGTACTTTCGCTTCAGGCCAGCTACCCAGGCACTACGTTTGCAACCGCAGCGCTGCCATTGATCTACTCGCTATAAAACAATTCTTCGACCTTCTTGGAATATGCGCGCCATTCTTCAAGCGTAGGTATCCACGCTTCTTGTCGGCTTCCCTCGACCGTAAATATTGCCCCTGCATATCCGTCATGCACGGCAGCGACTAAGCTGCTTCCATCATCGTCGTCGAATCTGTAGCCGACTGGCTTAATGTTCTTCATTGCTCTACTCTCCCATTACCGGATCATGCTCGTCGGGATCAAAGTTCAACGCATCCGGGTAGTTCAATGCCAACCATGCAATACACATGTTTTTGAGCGCATGGTTTTTGATCACGCCACAGCCGTCTGAATAAATCCTAGTGCCGCCATTTGAATGCCGAATAAACTCGATTCCTGCCGAATCGCCGATGCCGACGATTTCATCTGCATGTTTGATGTAGAACAGGGTTTCACTGTTCAACTCGACTACGTTGCTATTGCTCATCACTCTCTCCTTAACTTGTCCGATTCAACTTACCGGCGTAAATGTGGTATTTGTCTTTCGGCTGGATCGGTTCAGCCCCTACAGCTTCAGCCAAAACGTTATAGGCCCGATACGCGCACGCCCTGCGTGCTGGATCCCGGAAGCGCGCCATCATTACGTCAGGGTCTTCTGCGTAATCTCTGCCCATAATCTCTAATGCCCTGGCTTGCCCTGCCGTTAAAACAACCTTCCTTCGATTCACTCATCCCCCAATATCAGAGATGCGAAGTAGTTCAGCATCACGTCGATAGAGCTTGCCTTGGTGTAGCAGCTGACCGCGTGTGTTTGGTTCGGACTGATCGTCACCACACAGGATTGATGGCTACCCATTGGGGTGAATTGCACGACTTGCAACCACTCAGGATCGGCTAAACCCGTCTGCACCGTGTAAAGGGCGGTAACGTGCCGCCCATCAACCGGATTGATCAAATCGGAATTCGACATTGCTTCGGTGAACTCTTCGGCACTACAGGCCGAAGAGAGAAGTATTGCGGTGATAAGAATTAGTTTTTTCATAGCGTTTACCCTTGTTGGTAGGCCGCTCTAGGCGGCCTTCTCTTCGTGATGGATGTCCATCAAGGCATGTTGTAGTTTTTTTACTGCCTCATCTAGCACGTCCACATCACTCTTGCTCAGCGTGTGACCGCACAGACGACCTTCCATCACTAACAATTCGTCTTTGGTAAAAAGCATTTCGTACTGTTTATCCATCTGTGTTTCCCCGTTTGTGTTGTTCATAGCGTAAAGAGACTTTACCGTAACGGGGAAGTTGTGTAAAGCTTTTTTTGCAAATAAAAAAGGCCGCCCCGAAAGGCGGCCCCGCGCAATCCTATGCGCTGCCCGGATTTACTCTTCGACGTCTTTCTGCGCTGGCCGCTCGATCGAGATGTCCAACGGCGCACCTTTCCAGCCTGACAGCGCCCACAATTCATTTGCGTTGTCGGGGTAAATCTGGATTTGAAACGATAGATTTACCTTGGAATTCGGCGCGGGAACGGCCTTGAACTTCTTCACCACTTTGGAAGTGAAGACTTTCTCACCGCTCGGCAAATGCACCGTGAAGACGTGGCGCAGAAATTCCCGGTCGAAGGTCTGGTCTTTGACCCCGATCGCCTTTTCCTTGCCGTCTTCGGTGAAGAACATTTGCTGATAGTTCGGGGCCTCTTCCGCGATAACGGCCATTTGCGTTAACACGGATGGATCCACGACGGACACCATGTCCAAATCAACGCGGCGTTTCGCGTCTTTGCCCTTCGACTCATCGTCGAGGTTTATCGATGTGATTGTCCCGGTTACCCCTGAAAGCTCGAAAACCGGCGCATTGGTCGGTTTATCCTTCTTTGTCATATCCACTACTTCTGCTGTCATCTTTTGCCACCTCTTTGGCTAGTTGAAAATGCTTCGTTAATTTCCATCGGTTGCCGACCTTTTCCCATCCGTGGACCTCAATCACCCATCCCGCCCGGAGCACTGCCGACAAGTGCTCGGATTCCTGAATCTTTTTTAAGCGGCGCGTAGCCTCTCCCGCGCTCGTGGTTTGGACGGCTAGCGTTTCCTTTTCACGTATGCCCAGAATGTCGATAAACCCGAATAAATCCTTCCTGAAGCCGCCCATAGGGGATTTGACGAACTTTTCGACGACTTCAGCCGTGTAACCAGCCTTGCGGAGATGTTTCAGGCTGTTTTGTGTGGGGCTTACCCCTGCCATCGTTCTAGCCCCGACTCTTCCCAGACGTCCACGCCAGTTTGTTTCACCAACCAATCCAGCCAGTCGGATTGCTTCCCGTAGCGCTCTTCCCAGGTTTCCACCCCGATAACGTGAATCCCTTGTGAACCGGTGTGATACACCCAATTGACGGGAAGTTGAAACCAATCGTTGACCTTGCGTGCCGTGCTCGGCCGATCTTCTGGGCGCATGATTTCGTTTACGCTGCCGCCGAGAATGTGGTGAAGCTGGCAATCAGGATTCCGGGTGATCACACAGCCGAACTCTCGCAGCATCTTTAGATAATTAGTGAGGGTCATTTCAGCACCCCGCTAACCAGCCAGCTGCGAGTGATCCCGAAGTATTTCATGTACGCGCTTTGCGCCCTTCCCCCGAGAACCTTATACATATTGGCTTCAAGCTTCTCGATAGTGTCCTTTTTCACCCCAACCTTTTCGGCCAACTCCATTTGCGTTAACCCGGTTAAATCTCGCAAGAGCTTGGCCCGCTCCCCTAGTGTCGATTCGGGCATAGATGTGAGGCTTTCCACCCCTTTACGAATGTTTAGCAGCCGACTTATGAACTCACCCGAGACACCCACATCGCGAATCCAATCCTTTCTGAGAGTATCAAAATAGTACGGCTTGTTGTGCGCCCCCATTTTGTAAGTAAGACCGTTGTGTATCACCGTTTCCATTAACTGACCCCGTAAGTTTCCATCGCCCACTCGATCGACGAATAGACAGCGGCCGCGATTTGCTCGTCTTCGCCGGCGTACATGGTTTTGGTTTGCTCGGTGACGCTCTCGCGCCATATCTTTGGAAACTCTCTGCGCACGCGGCGACGCTTAAAGGAGATGTCGAACCGGTTTCCCCTTGGGATGTAATACATCGTCAGTTTGTCCGAATTCCTCGCGTCTCTTTCGTGCTGTTCCTCGAAACGGATCAAAACGGCACCGTCTGTGTAGGCGTGCTGCGCCTTGGTCCCCCGCACCTCTTTTAATATCTGCTTTAGTCGTGTGTTCATCTTTGCCCCTAGATTTCCAATTTAAGCTGTCTCTTTAGTTTGCTTTTCCTTCTATTTTCTTGGCGCATCTTTGCATCGTGTCGGTTATGGCATCGCTGACACAACGCCGCCAAATTCAGCAAGCTTGCGGCTTCCGGCCTGTGGTCGTGAACGTGCGCTGTCGTCAATACCACTTTGCTGCCTGTCACCGGATGTGGTTTGTAATTTTCCGCCCCACACCACTCGCAATGATTCTTCGCTCTATAAAACCTCACAAAACGCGATCGTATCTTCCAGTCTTTCGGGTATCTCGCCCGCATTTCAGGACGTATAGGCACTAGGTTTGTCCATTCCACAAGCTGAAAGAGCCCTTCAGTTCCCCCCACAGCTCGCGGCCTTTATTCCACTTCTCCCCCTCCGATCCCTCGTCTATCCACGCCAGAGCGGCCCGTGAGGGAATTCCACAGTACCAGCGTAGATAGAAAGCGGCCCACTCTTCCCCGATAATCACGTTTGCAAGAATATGGCTAATCCCGTGCTCCGTCAGATAGGGCGGTATACCTGATTTTTTCTTGAAGTCGTTTCGGGTGTCGTCGTCCATCTTTTTCAATTGCGAATAAACGAACTTCTGAAAGTCTGAGTCTTTGCACATGCAAGCCGCGCGAGTGACGTGCTTTCCGAATCGGTCGACTTTCTTAGGCTCCTTTTTCCCTTTCTGCTCTACGCGCTGCGCGATCGTCTGGGGGCTTTCGTCCGCGTTCAAGGGGATAACCCCGATAAACCCCCGGCCGCCGTTACTGTCACTGGCCGCCATGCCTGCGAATGGGTGCTCGTCCCACTCTCCCGCAAGATCCAGCACCACGCGCGTTCCCTGGCGTTCTACGAGCATGAATTCACAATAGCGGGTGTCGGGGTTGTGGTTCATTTTTCATTGGGGGTGATTTTTTGAATGGTTACTTGGTCGCCCTCTGGAGAGTAGCTATACCGAGCAAGTAAATTTTCCGGCCAACGCGGGTTCTCCGTCTCCATTTCGACATCATGGGGCCAACGCCCCAACTCCGTTAGTCCGGTTTTCACATATTCCACTGCCCTGCTAATCTCTGTGAAAATCGTTATTTCCGGGTCTGCGTGCCGGTCTTCCCATAAAACAACAAATAGTGGATCCATCTTCTACCCCCTTACGCCATCGCGTCTATTTTTTGATAAAGCTGAACCTGCTTTCGCTTGGTCGCGCCGATCGCTGCAAAAATCATCTTCGCCCCATATTCCAAATCAGGCTTTGTCAGCTCCTTCGGCATCGACACCCCCTCGAACTGTGCCGGTATTCTGTCGCGTATCAGTTGGACTAAGGCTGTATATTCCTCCGTCTGCCTCACGGCTTCCTCGTGCTGATCGAGCTGGTATCGAATCGCGTCATAGCCTCTCAAGCCCATACTCGCGGCCTTCTGCGACAGCTCTTCAAAATTCACGTTAGGCTGAGGCTCCCATTCGTAAGTGAATAGCAGCCGCTGCGCTTGCGCTTCTGCCCATTGGTTCCAGTCTGGAGAGTGTTCAAGCTTCGGCTGATTTTGCTCAATCGGCTGGTATTGATCGCGCTTAATCGATTTGCAGAGACGCTTCAAGGCGGCCATATTTGGCGGCCAATCATCGTTGGATTGATCGATGTAGGCGTCCACAGCCTGACGGACAAGCCCGATCGAGTAAGGCTGAAGATGCTTCCACCATGCGCGACCGTCGCTGTCTGACTGCTTAAACTGCCCGCCGTAGATGCTGCGCAGGTAGTCGAAAAGGTCTTTTATTTCTTCTGGTTTCACAGCCCCACCCCTACAAAAAACTGTTGTTTCGCATGTGGTCAACATGGCCGCCGTTCGGCCCTACTTCGTTTTTCGGCCGAAGCCAGTCAGCCTTGAACCCTCTCCAGCCGCGTGCCATCGATTCAGATATGCATTCATCGACCGAACTAGCCCATCCGTTTTCCAATGCCTTGTGGATTTCGACGCCGATTCGATCAACAGCCGTCTGACTGAGCGGCGCTCGCATTTTTTCCCTGTACCGCTTCCAGTCCTTCAAAAGCTCCAATCTGGGTATGTTCGGCCAATGCTTGAACTCGAATCCTAGAAAGTCGGTGCGCTGAATATTATTTATATTGGTTTGTTTATTGGTTTGTTTATTGTTCCTGGCATTTTCTGCCTGTTTCCGGCTGATGTTTTCTACCTGTTTCCGTATGGCGTTTTCTTCCTCATGGGTATTTATTGCCTCTGCCAAAGTGGTGAAATCTTCCAAAGTGGTAATTTCTTCCTCTTTGATGCCCTTCAGAAGCTTGTAGACGATACGCCCGGACCATGAAATACGGTTTTTTCTCACCCATCCGTACTTTGCGAGTTTGCTGGTGATTTTGGAGATTCGGCCCTTGTCGTTTATGCCCGATCGTTCGCTCAATTGATCGATCGTTGGCCAAACAAGATCGGTTTGGGCTTTGTAGGAATACAGGCACAAAAGAACTTTCATCTCTGAACTGGAGAGTCGGGAGTCCGTTAGCGCTTCTAGCGGTGCAACGAGGATATTCATAGCTACCTTTTTAGGTTTTATCGTCCGAAAAAAAGGGGGCCAAATAGACCCCCAAAGGCTCAATCGCCGCTATGAATCTCGAACGTTGTAAGGTGCGGGCAAGTTGTCAGGATGCACGATTTTTTTTCTAAGCATCAAACCCACCGCACGGTCTGCAAATTCTTCGGTTAGAGGGTCCGGCCAATATCGGAAACCTTGTCGCGTTAGCTCCAGAACCTCGCAAGTCTTGTTGACCTTGCCGCGCTCCGCCCCCCCCGATCATTTCGATTAGTGTCTTCTTGTCCATGTGAAGAATCATAGTCATTTCAAATTTATTTGTAAAGACCCCTTGCAATTATTTCTTGCTTTGGTAAGCTTACCACACATTAAACGATAACTATTCAGGCTGAAACGCTATGTATCAATGCTCAAAATGTGCCGCTGTCTTCGCTGAACACTCAGCCGAATTCGACACAATCTACCCAGGAAACCGCGAACAGCCCCCCGAAATAGTGGGGCATTGTCCGGCGTGCGGGGCAGATGAAAACCAATGGCAAGACTATGAAGGGGAATCGCTATGAAAACACTTATGCAAAACACCGAAGAGCTGGCCAAACAGCTAATGAATGATCGCCCGGAGCCGGAAGACGGCTGGTGTCCGTCGACTTTCGCGAATATTTTCCAGCGCGAGCCGCAACTATTCGCGCCTTACGTGAAAGATTACGTCGGCACGGGGCAATTCATCGACGACGGGGGCTTCAATGATCTTCAAACGGACTATGAGGTGCGCTCGGCGTTTACTGAGATGATCTGCAACGGGGACGCCTGCGAGATGCAGCGCGCCTCAGAGGTCTTTGTAACCAATCTCATGGCCGAACAAGCCGAGCAATTGGTTTACACACCGACGTTTGTAGCAATCGCGAAAGGTGGCGACCGTGTTTAGGAATCTGGCGTTAGCGGTGATTCTGGGGGCTGGGCTTGCCTATACGGGCTGGAAGGCGTTTGAAATGCCGATTGTTTACATTTCCGTCGAGACGGGGGAATGCCTTTGCGTAGACAGTCCGGCTTACTCGTGCGCCGATGTCGATAAGAAGCTGAAGCGATACAGCTCGCTTATGGCTGAGAAAGTTCCATTTATTTGTGAGGGGTGAGCAATGGCGGCAAACAATCTACAGACTGTCACCCGATGGTTGCATAAATCGCAAGACGCATTTCAAGCGATACCGAATCCCGTCCTCGACTTTGAGCGTGAACGGCATTTCGCAAAACAGCAAGTGACCGCGAATTCGTACCTAATGGGGGCGGTGGCCAACAATCCACAATCGTTGCTCGACGCGATGACCAACGTTGCCGCTATTGGGTTGTCACTGAACCCAGCGGATAAGCTGGCGTATCTGATCCCGCGAAAGATAAACAACGTGCAATCGTGTTGCCTGGATATTTCCTATCGAGGTTTGTCGCGTGTCGCTATCGATTCTGGAGCCGTCGAGTTTATAAGGGCTGACGATGTGTTCAGCAATGACAAATTCGAGTATTACGGCCCTATCGATAAGCCTGTCCACCAGTACGCGCGCGGCGATCGTGGTGAGCTGGAATGCACCTATGCCGTCGCCAAAACAAAGGGCGGGGACTATCTGTGTGAAGTGATGGAAGTCGATGAACTTAACAAAATTCGCGATTGCTCGGAAATGTACAAACGGCATCAGTCCGGCCCTTGGGTAGACTTCCCGCAAGAAATGCGCAAGAAAACCGTAATTAAGCGCCTCACAAAAACGTTGCCGAATCCTTCGCCCGAATTGAATCTGGCCATCGACGCGCTCAACCAACATGAAGGGATAGAGTTTTCCGAAAGGAAGTCAAATTTCAATCTCTTTATGGATCAAGGAGACGCGCTCGGCCTTTACCTTCAGAAGCTGAACATAGAGGAAGAATGCGAACGCGATCAGACGGATGTTCTGGACGTTTATTCCAATCTCCAACAGTTTCCGCGCGGCCAAATCGGGGCAAAAAGAAAGGAATTCAAACAACACATCGACAACGGCGGCGCGTGCTTCAATAACATAATGGGAGGGGTCACCGAGCAAGACAAAGGAATGATTGAAGACGGCATAGCGGGCGCGACAGATGAGGCGCTAGTCATGCTTGAGAACAAACTAGGCCCGGAAATGTGGGCCGAAATGCAGGGGATTTTGAACAATGAGTAAACCGATAACACCTTACAAGCGGCTACAGTTTGCGATAGGCAAATTTCTTTATCGCGTCAATCAAGAGGCGGTGCACCACACCATGAAAAGAAGTGATCCGGTTAGCGCTGGCCAAATGCTGGACTGGGCTTGGGCAGCTGAAACCCTGGGTAACGAATTGATAGTGAGGGCCGAAGGCAGCGAGATTGTATTCATAATGCGTGATAAGCCCGAGGTCGACCGTGAAGATGATCTTTACTATTTGCTTAGCTAGGGCAAAACATTGAAACGATTTCTCATCGCCGGCGCTTACTCGTTTATCCTGTTTTTCGCGTTTGTGAATGGCATTGGCTTGTTTATGTACGGCGAATGGCATCTCGCAATCTGGGAATGGGAGGAAGTGAGTCGAGCGCCTTTCTTGTTTTGCTGGGTAGTGATATGGATTTGCATTCTGGCGATTATGGATTCTTGACAACTTAGCAGGGGGACACAATGAATTGGCGAAATGAATTAGACAAATATGAAGACTCCGACATCGATGGAAAAATAAACGAATCTTTTGATGTTGACGTTAAAAGAAGGAACCCCAAAAGAGTAAGGAACGCACATCACAACAGCGCGTTTCTAAGCCTTTCGCAAGTATTGGAGCGTGTCCCTATAGGTCGATCAACGCTTTATTTGATGGTTAAAAAAGGCGAATTTCCTAAACAAATCAAACTGTCTGAGCGCGTGGCTGTGTGGTCTAAGGCCGAGGTTGAGGAATGGATCGAGAATAAGTTGAAAAGGAAATGAGAAAACTAGCTTTCAATAAAAACGATGGGATCACCTGCGCACTGGATCCAAGCGGCTCTCGCACCATGTGCGGAGAGTTTATCGAATCAGGGGACGACAGCGACGGGAGTGACGAGCCGGCTAACGCCTACGAGCTGAAGCCGGGGGCGCATCCCAGGGAAATGGATTGCCCGCTATGTCGCAACGTCATCAACTTTAAAGCACTGAAAACACTGGGGGCGCTATGAACAACTTTAACGCACACTTCGACGGCCCGGACTATGAACCGGAAAACGACAAAGCACGGCTGAGCAAGCAAATACAGCGCGTCTTTGCAGCGATGATCGACGAGAAGTGGAGAACCTTAGACGAAATCGCGAGAAAGACAGGTGACCCAGCCGCCAGCGTATCCGCGCAGCTGCGGCACCTACGAAAGCCAAAATTCGGCGGCCACACCGTCAACAAGAAACGCAGCGGCGATCGTAAGAATGGGCTTTTTGTCTATCAGCTAATCCCGAATCGAGGGGAGCCAAAGCAAGAGGAAATGGCGCTATGAAGAATATTTTCTTTTATGGTTGCTTCGCTATAACTGTGTTCGGAGTTATGGCAGACCAAGGAAATTGGGAGCCGTTCGCAGCAGCACTTTTCGTTATGGCCCAGGTGGAAGCATGGGAAGGGTAATAATCGCCTTGGTTGTCTGCGCGTTGCTGCTTAAATGCTTCGCGCCGCCGGCTGAGTCTGCCCACAATCCAAGGGCTTGCCAGACGGAGAACGGCCCGCCGTCCCACCGTCTCGACTGCCGCTTTACTGCGGATACAACAGGCTATCAATAACGCCACAGAACAGCGTTTCTGTGGTTGCTCCGCTTACGATCCTATCCGCGCCGGTGTTGTGCCAGAAATAAAGCTCGTAGTAGTCCGTCGCTGAACACTCGTCCTTGATCGTGATCGAAAAGCACTGATTGTCCGTGCCGGGGCGGCTCTCGGTTACCGTCCGGTGCTCGACGCCGTTTTTGTAGATACTAATCGCCCCTCGCGATCCATCCACCCAAACCGTTGCCCACACTTGCGCGGTGATGGTTGCAAAGCCGATCTTCCCCGGCGTCCAGCGGCTTGTGCTCGTGCTAAAGCTCGGGTCTCCGGTTCGTTCCTGAGAAAAGGTGATCTTAGTAAACAGACCGGTCGTTAGGGCGGTTTGATCAGTGCTGTCCTTGTCGGCCTGAAACTGCGGTTTTAAGGTCGTGAACTGCCCCGCGTTCAAATTCTGATAACGCTGGACGTCGCTGGAGTCATTGACCTGTATCGAATACTCACCCGGAACGAATATTTTATTCGTCGGCCGGCCGAAGCTGTCCAGGGTTTGAGGATTCGCGAGGGTGCTCGATAGCGCTGCGTCGCTGTAGATAGTGATCGCGTTAGCTACTGGATCCTGCCCCGCTGTCCCGATGTAAATACTGCCGCTCGCGTAGGGGTTCCCAGAAGCGTCCATAAATTGCGTGTGTTCGTCTATTACTGCTGGCATGAATCACCTAGAATTGCGCGATGTTGAAAGCAAAGCTTCAAACCTTCTGCGCTTTTGGATGTGCCGCGATCATACCATTTTGCGCGCTCAATCCGTCAAAACTCACGGTAGTAATAGCTGCGCTGTGTATGCTCGTGCTGATCGATCTGGCTTGCCGCGTCATTACTAGCCGCTCACTCTTCCAGATACTAGAAATTAATTAGCTCTCGGGCTAAATCACTGCCTCTCTGTAGCGTCTCGTCTTCCTCAGACGCCGCAGCAGCCGCTGGAGCACCCAAAGCAGGACCAGCGCCCGCAAGCCTGCGTAGCGGCCTTGACGGCTCCCTGGTGACCTGTCGCGCCGTCCTGGCTGCCGCCCTATCCCCAAGGTGCTCCACGCCTTCTGACGCCGCACGAGCGCCCATCGCACCCGCTATGCCGCCTTGAGCGAAGCCGATAAACTCCATTGCCTTGGAAAAGAACTGCCGAAGCTGACTCGCTGCCGCGTAGCTGGTGCGAGAAGGATTCTCGATAGCCGGTTGCGCGCGCTTGATCGCGCCTGCCAATCTTTTCAACATGACTATTTCCTCGTCGCTATAAAGGTGCTTCATAAGCGTCGGCGCGTCTCTTAGCGCTTCGGAGAGCTGCGTAGACATAACTTGTCCACTTGGGACGGGCGCATCGCGTCGAACGCCTGTGAGCTTCATAAACGCCGCTTCACGCAACGCTTGGAACTCGGGTGAGGTTGCACCCAATTCCGTCTTGATGTGCTTTACAAGTTGCGTCCCGGCCTGCCGCCCGCCCAATTTGCTGGCATTGAAAAAATAATTAATTACTTGCTCGTCGGTCGGGTCCGCAGCAATCATTCGCTCGACAACATCCCCGACGTTATCCTTCACGGTACGCCCTGAGCGCGTCCTCACGTCCTGCCGCTGGAATTTCTGCGCATATTCTCGTCGCAGCGAGCGAGCGGTTTTAAGCGTCTCTATGGCCCCCTCTTCGCCGCACAGGACACGATGCGATCGTTTCGCGATGAAGTGCAGAACCCTTCGATAAATAACGCTGTTGCGGATGTGCAACGCCGTATCGCCGGCGGCCCTGCAAGTATCCAAAGCCCTGCACAGGCCGGAAACATCGTCCGAGAGGGCGTGAGAGGCCGCGCAGCCGATTTAGACGAGGCCATAGGCCAAGCTTACGATGAAGTCGGGGATGCCTTCCTATCGGCTGACAATCTGCAAAACGTCTTAAAGTCGATGAAGGGCGTTACTCGATCGGTGGATTTTGTGAGAGACCCCCAGCTCGCCCCGGCGACGTCTGCGATTCTGGCGGATATGGCCAGCCTTAATAAAACGCTCGGGACGTTCAAAGGGCAGCTTCGGCCGTTTCACATTACCCGCCATATCGAGCCGATGCGCAGACGGCTTAATAACCGGATATCCAGCGCGGCGGATGCGAACGACCGCCGACAAGCGACATTGCTTCAGGGGGCATTCGAGAAG